CATTTCATCATTATCATTTTTAGATGCGACAGCAACAAGTGCAGCACTTGGAACATTAGGAGCGGGGCTTCTTGCATTTGCCGTAGGTGGAGGTGCTAATGTAGCGGTTGGTGGTGTTGATGAAGGGGTTAAGTACTTTAGCGAAACTGGCTGGGCCGAACAAGTAGTTAAGAATGTAACTACCCTTACTAAAATCGGAGAAGATTCTGATAATTTAACAAAGGCAGCCACAGCAGCTGGAACACTTGGAACACTAGGTGTCGGTCTTGCGGCATTTGGTACAGGTTCTTGGATTGCATCACTCGGAACTGCATCACAAGCACTGGTTAATTTCTTTGTTGGTGGTAAATCTCCAGTAGAACAAGCACTACTTATCGGAGAGAAATCAAAAGAAATAGATAAGGGTACTGAAGCATTTAAGAAATTTGGTGATGTATTAAATAACTTTGAAACAATGGCCAAAGTCAACTTCGATGCTGATAAATTTACTCAAGATTTAACCAAAGCGGCTAGAACATTAGAACTAGTTATTAAAGGTGGTACATCTGATAGTTGGATGCCATTCGATGAAGTAACTTATGCAGGTCTTGCCAATATAACAGATGATGTGGATGCTGCAGTCGCCAGTATAACAAGACTACAAGGTGCATTTAATATGTCTGCTGGTGGTGTGGATGTATCAGCTGATAGACAATCTATGGGTGTAGAATTGATGAATGTATCCGCAGAGAATGTAGAATTAAGAATGGCTAATAATCAACCACAGAGTGGTAATGTAACCGCAGTTAGAACAGATAATTCTACTAATAGGGGTGGTGATTCTTATTCTATGGCTCCACCTAAACCAAGTAAGACAAAAGAAGCCACTGCTTCAAGATAAAAAAAGGGAGACCGAAGTCTCCCATTCAAAGATTACTACTCTTTTATTATTATACTAGCTTTCCTTAGCGAGTTTAGCGAAGTATGACAGTGTATCATCTTCATCACTATCCGCAGCTGGTTCTTCCATAACTGGAGCAGCAGCCGTTGGGGCCGAGGCAGCAGCCATTGGAGTTTCCTCCACTACGTTCATTGCCGGCATGTCCATAGATGGTGTACCTGCGTCAATACCTAGTACTTTATTCATCTTAGATTTAAGTTCATCATAAGACTTGTAGTTTTCTGGCTTGAGAAAATCTTGTAGTGAGTATAGTTTTTCATATACACTTTCCAATCTTTCTTCATCACCATTAAACAGTGCAGCTTGAGAAGCAAACTCTGACTTATCATAGTTTACCCAACCTTCGACTTTTCTGATTTTAATCTTAAAGTCCGCACCTTCCCAGAAGTCATAAGGGTTGATAGGATCTTCGTCTTCAAATGCAGGTTGCATTGATTCCATAATCTTATCAAAGATTTTCTTACCAAACTTGTATAAGAATACCTTTCCTTCGTTTTCTGGATTACTAGGATCAGAAACTACGAGCACATTACTTACATAATGCAATCTACGCTTGCGATCTCTAGCAGTATTTTTATCTTCTTCACGACCAGAGTTCCATAGAACAGAGTTCATCTCTGATACTGGATCATCTTGTCCAATAGAAGTTAAAGAGTTTTCGATATACCATAGACCAGTAGGGCCTTTAAACCCATGGTCCCAATATCTTACCCATGGAAGGTCTTCGCCTTCTTGCGCGGGCAAAAATCGGACTACAGCATAACCGTTTCCTGCTTTATCTCTAGTAGGTTTCCAGAATCTATCGTCTCCATAAGACTTAGTTTCTGTTTTAGAAGATACTGCTTCTGCAGCTTTTACGAGTTTGTCGATTGACGAGCCTCGTGAGCTCTTAAGGTTTGCAAATGACATTTATATTCTCCGTATTGCGTTGTATTACGACTCTAGTGTAGTCGTTTCTGTTATATTTCACCTTATTCATAATTATACTGTATATTATACATCAAACAAAGGCATTTGTCAACAACTTCATGCATTTATCTCTGTTATAATATACAAATGGGGTGTACTTCTCAATTAACCGTTTAATATCAGGCCACATAATGGTATCTGATATATTTACGGATTCTCGATTAATAAACCCAAATATGGAATTTAGAATCACAACAGTCTCTAAACTAATTTCCTCTTGCATCCATAATTTAACAATCAGGGGAACTTGTCCGTTTTCACTTTTAAATAATGAATCAAACTGTTTTTCCTGCTCGTTTAATATATTTATATCAACCGAGAACACTCGATGTATACTTTCTTTAATTTTTTTGTATTTAGCGTAGTTCTCTTCCGCATCTTTATCCATCATATCACCGATATACTTTTCAGTATTGATAAATTGCGAGATATAAAAATCTTTTAGTTCACCGTTGTACTTCTTCGCCAATTTAGCAAAGAAGTACTTATCCTTTCTTTTAAAGAATGATTGTGGTGTTACATTTGATTTAAAATTATATTTTACAGCATCATAGTTGGTCTCAAAGTGCAACTTTAATGCATTATATAGTTTATATGAATCAAATGGATCGGTCATTAGGACATCACACTCTCGTATAGTGCCTCAACATCTTCAACCGCACCTACTACTTCTAGCAAGTTTTGTTTATGGTAGATATCTGCCATCTTACGAAGGTGTTTCTTATCCACATCTACGTCTTCAACACACGAATCAATTGCCTCTTTAATAAAATCACGCTGCGCTTCAATCATTGTTTTAGCATTGCTGATCTCAATAACACAATCTTTAATTCGCTTTTTATCCTCATCGGATGTTGGTATAATCACATTACTCATTATTTTCTCCTATAGTGGTAATTTATTAGTTTGTTTAGTTCTAAGTAAATTTAAATCTACGGCCTCTGCCTCGATTTTCTGTTTGAGGGAATCAGATAAGAGTCTGTTAAGACTTTTAAAATCCATCCCCCGTTCTTCTATGATGTGAGCAGCCGCCTCTATATAGGACAACCCCTTACTATCAGATACCATATTCTCTACAGC